AGTGTGATTTGCACCGCATCAGATGCGGAGTAATCTAGGTCAGTGTGATCGGATGCTTGAATCCAGCAACCTTCCACAGTCCACTTTTCAATCAGCTGTTCTTGACCGTCCAGCATGTCAATGAAAGTTGTGAACTTGTAACCAGAAGCTTCTGGAGTTGCACCAAGGAAAGGACCCTCAGCACCAGTCAGCCATTGTTGCTGCTGAATCTGGTCTTGGATTACCTTAGCCGCACCACCAGTAACATCGTCCTCTACTGTCAGAGTCATAGGCTCCCAAGTATGCTTACCAGCAACATACGCACGAGAGTTATAACGATCCAGCTGCACTTCTTCAAAAGAGATGCTTGGACGAGTAACAGTTACCGCTTGAACAGACAGCGGCTGGGAGTTAGTCCCGCCGCCAATGCCTGCGAATTTAATGCGCCATCTGTTCTTCAGTTTTGGTTGAAGGATACCAGAGCCGATCTCTGGGATACCGATATCATTAATCGTAGCCATTTTCTAATTCCCCTTAGATGTCTGCACCAGTACTTACGATGCGGATTGGAATTGACAAGAATTCCGCCGCTTTTACAGGCTTCAACGCGATGTCAATATACATCTCGTTGCGATCGATACGAGCAGGTGTGTTGTTAGACTCGTCACATACAGTAGCGAAGTCGTACAAACCACGTTTGATCATAATGTCACCGAGGAAGTTATCAACTGTTGCCTTCAGGCTGTCACGAGTCAACTGATCGTTAGGCTCGAACAGGTAAGACATAGTGTTCTTACGCAGCTGACGCTTAATGTACATGATCAGACGTTCTACGTTGATACGGTCACGAGCACTTGCTGCGTTAGCAGAAGTCTTCTGACCAAATACAACGATACCACGACCTGGGAAGTTCACAATCGGGTTAAGGTTCGTGAAGTATTTGTACATGTTGTCACGCTGACCAGCGTTCAGGTTAACTTGGTTGAAGGTAGTTGGACCACCTAGAGTACCAGTTACATGACCGACTGCAGCAACACCAGTTACAACACCACGACGTAGACCCGCTGGAGCGAACCAAACTTCAGATGCATTGTCGCTGTAAGTGATTGTACGCAGAGCAATACCAGAAGCAGAGCAAAGTACTTCACGACCGTCCAGGTTAGAAGCCAGACCGTGTGGGTAGTAGTAAGCAATAGTTGTGGCATGCTGACGTGGCCAAGGCAGAACAGAACCGTCACCCCAGTTAACAACTTCTTCAGGAGTCATGTTCATTGGAGTATCTGCGAGTACGAACGCTTCTTCTTTGATGTCAGCAGACAGAGCTACCAGTTCATCACAAACTTCTGGGTAACCAGGAGCTAGAATCAGGTTGTATTCAGCATTCTCAGAACGGATCTCAGTGTTGCTGTTAATGGTGGAAGCCAGCGCTTGTGCGACAGCAACACGACGTGCAGCGTCGTTAGCACCAAGGCTAGTCTGGTTCAAGAACTCTTGAGTATACTGGAAATCGTCAGCAGATGTGATCAATAGATCGCGTGCTTCCTGTGGTGTCAGTTCAGTAGAAACTACAGAACCCAGAGCACCAACTTCCCAAGCGTTAACTTCACCTTCCAGACCCAGGAATGTACCTGTTGGAGCCTGTTCGTAGCCAGTACCGAATACGTTCAGAGGTGAAGCAGAGTGGTCTGCTAGCAGATCTGGACGAATGCGACTAAATGTAGCTTCTTCGAAGAATGTAGTTGTACCAATCACCTGAGTACCCATGATCTCATCGAGAGCTTGAGTAGACAGCGACAGGAATTCACTCTTGGTTAGGGTTACCTTGTAACCTGCATCAGCCGGAATGAATCCGTTTGTTGCGTTATATTCGTTAAGATAATCGTTAGCCAGACCTTCCAGAATGTAAGCAGCACCTACTGGTACGGTGTTCTGTTGGATCTTACGCTGCCACATGGACAGAATGGAATCACGATCATCGTTCAGGTTGACGTTTGCACGAACTACGTAAGCACGGTTACCTGCACCGAGGAATTGGTTCAGAGCAAACAGGCCGTATTCGTTACGAGCGTCACCATGATGTGGATTATTGTTGAAATCTTCATGGAACAACGGCACACCGTAAGAGCGAACGCTTTGCTCAAGAGAAGTAACCGTACGAACCACATTGTGTTGGTACGTTCCGAGCGCAGCATCACCATTAGGCTGTTGTTTCTCACTAGCCGTAGCGATGAAGATCAGTGGAACTGTTGAAGCGGCCGCTGGGATGAAGAAACTATCATCTGTTACCGTAACGGATACGCCTGGACTTACTACTGTAGCCATTTTCAAAAAACTCCTTATGCACTTTC